ACTAAACTGGTTGAGGGACCAAAACAAGGAGGATAACATGGACGAAATCAAGGGTGCTCTCAACGAGAAGAAACGTAATTCAGAAGTGATGAGGTCGTTTGGCTACCGTCTCAGGAACCAGTTCACCATCAATGCCGCCTACCGTCGCCCCAAGGAACTTGAATGGCTGGGGTCACTCAGGCAGTACAAGGGACTCTATGACCCGGACGTGAAGATCGAGGCCAACAATTCCAAGGTCTATCCCAAAATCACCCGGTCTAAGATCAATATCGTGCTTTCCCGGCTTCACGAGATGCTGTTCCCGGATACCGACAAGAACTGGGAAATAGAACCCACTCCCGATCCGAAAATTGCCAAGGAAACCGTTAAACAGATAGCCCTTTCACTTGTTCAGGAAGACCCGCAGACCGGGGAACCGATTATCCCTAAAATCGAAGACCTGAATCTGGCCATCAAGAAGTTCGTCAAGGACTCTTCTGCAAAAATGTCTACCGTCATCAACGACCAGTTCACCGAGATGGATTACCCGGAAGAGACCAAGAAAGTGCTTCGTTCCGGACTGATGTACGGGACCGGGGTAATGAAGGGACCACTCATTGGTCGGCGAACCAAACGGGTATGGGCTCCTACCGCCGACGGTTCGGATTATGAAGAAAATGCCAACGATGAAGACGTACCCCTGCTGAAGTTCGTTCGTATCTGGGATTGGTATCCGGATTCTTCCGTCACCGATATCGAGAACATGGAGGGTAGTTTTGAACGCCATATTATGACTAAGCACGATCTACGCCAACTTATGAAACGTGAAGATTTCTATGACGATATGATCAGGGAGTTCCTTGAACAACATCCATTCGGCAACTACACGCCGAAGAACTGGGAAGTCGATCTTCAGGTGATTGAGATCGAAGCCGGGACGGGCAAGGGTGGATCGCAGACTGCGCTTTCGTCGTCTTCAGTTACCGGCGATTCAGATGACAACTCTCGTTCAACCAACCGGCAAACCGGGAAGAAATATGAAGTGCTTGAATACTGGGGGTATATCGATGGGTCGGACCTCGCCGCCTGTGGCCTGGATATCGAAGACGTTGAACTTGAATATGCGGCCAATGTCTGGTTGCTTGGAACCACACCTATTAAAATTGCCCTTTATGAGAAGGCGCTCAACCAGTACAAGATTTTCTACTACGAGAAGGACGAGACCTCTCTGTGGGGTGAAGGACTTGCTCGCGTGATGCGTCATTCTCAACTTTCTATTGCCGCCGGCGCGCGCATGGTTCTTGATAATGCAGCGTGCGTTTCGGGGCCGAACTGTGAAGTCAACCTTGACCTGTTGGTTCCAGGAACTGATATCGATTCCTTCTACCCCCGGAAGATCTGGTTCAGGGAAGGCCGGGGAGTCGAAGCCCAGTATCCGGCCATACGTGGTCTGGAATTCGCCTCTCATATCCCAGAACTCCTGTCAATTATCGACGCATTCAAGCAGTTCGGCGATGAAGAAACCACATTGCCCACCTGGATGATCGGCCAGATGGTGAACAACGAAACCGCCCAAGCCACTTCGGGCCGGATGGCAACCATCACGATCTCAATTAAGGATGTTGTCAAGAATTTTGATACTTTTACTGAACGAATTATCCGGGATATCTACGCCTGGAACATGGAATTCAACCCCCGATCCGACATAAAAGGCGACTTCAAGTGTAAAGCCAGGGGTGTGTCGTCTCTCGTCATGAAAGAGATCCGGATGCAGGCGCTCACCCAGCTTAAATCTACCCTTACACCGGAAGACTGGATTTATGTCCCGCAACGAGAATTTCTGGTTGAATATTTCAAGGGACATGATATAAAACTTGACCTCCGCACCGAGGAAGAAGCCGACAAGATTCGTCAGGCGCAGGAAAATAGTAAGGCGCAACAACTTATGTTTGCTCAAGCGGAAGCGGATATTGCTTATAAAAAAGCACAGACTCTCGGACAGTTGACAAAGGCGAAGGTGCATAATGTGGAAGCGACAAAAAGTGCCCAAGAACCTCCAGAAACTACCCCCACCGATGATCCACGACTCACCGAGGCCGATCTTGCGCAAAAAGAAACAGATAGGATAGCCACCGAAGCGGAGATACGACGTGACGAGGAACGACATTCGATGGAAATGGCACACGCAGGAGAATCTCATAATGTCAAGGTGGCAGTTGATACCACTCGTGCGGCACATGAAATTGCCTCCAAAGGGAAGATGACAGATGCCACTATTAAAATGAAAGAAGAAATGGTAAAAGTGAAGGCAAGACAGGCAAAAACAGCTTCTAAACCCAAAAGGGGAGTTAAGAAGGCAAAATAATGGATCAAAGAATCTGTAAAACGTGTGGGATTCACAAGAATATTACCGAATTTCCTATTGGAAAGAGGTATAAAGGCGGCTATCTCCCTCATTGCCGTTCTTGTAAAGGTGAACCAGTAGGATTTGATGAATCATTTGACGAAGCAGTAAAGAAAGTAAAATAAGTGGGATAAATGCTTATAAATAATCAAGAAACCGGCTAAAAAGGTTAAATAGGAGAAGTTATGCCTAACAATGAGATAAAAGCACCCCTTGTCATGGAACTGTTCAACAACAGAGGAACCATTATCGGCCAATCCCTCAGTAAACTGCTCGATATTCTCATCCAGGAGCTGCGTGAGAGAAACGACCACGCAGTTGATGTGGAAGTCCATTTTAATCAGGGAGAAATACGTGCGTACCAACGGTTGAAGTTATACTTGGAACGTGGGTTCCCGGTAAAACAGCAGAAATAGGTTGACAAATGGCTGATTCTATGCCACAGTATATGGCACGAAATGAACTTCGGTGTAAAAAATGTAGTCGGTTGTTGATGAAAGCGGAGAATTTCACCGGAGCCATCGAGGTTAAATGCGGAAAATGTGGAATCATTAACGTGTTTTCATTTTTCCCATTAGGGAAAGCGAAGGAGAACGAAAAGACACCGTCAAAGGATTCTTGGCGCAGAATCCCAATGTCAAAAAATGAATTTGGCAATAAAAAAAATCAGTGTTTATCGATAAACCATTGTGAGGGGGCATGGTTTAAGGTTCCATCTCCAAAAGAACCTTTAAGGGTTGTTGAAACGATAGAAGAGGATAAACAGATATCGTTTATTAAGTAGTAAACAACTTCGAGCACTTCGAGTGCCATAGGATAAAAAAGAGCTTCTACGAGGGCCGAATAGAAAGACGTAAATCTTTCATTCGGCCTTTTTTATTAACTTCCAGAAAGGAGATTGGTTATGCCGGACAAGGTAATTGAGGATGAGGGAACCCCAAAAACCCCAGAGAAGGAATGGGAAGACGCTTTCAAGGAGGCCGAAGCAACGGACAAGGCTGAGTTAAGTCCAGCCGATGATCCAAGTAAGGTGCCTGCCGGGCCGGAGAAAACTCCACCGCCCATAAAAGAGGAAGCGCCGCCGGCAGAGACACCACCGGCAGTCTTCGACCCAACTCTCCAGCAGCCAGGCGAATCAGATGAGACCTACGAACAGCGATGGAAGACTCTCCAAGGTCGTTGGCAACACGACAAGGAAAACTGGGAAAGAGAGAAAACCACCCTGCTTGCAGACCTCGAAAAGGCCAGGAAAATAACCCCTGAGCCCCCTGTTAAGCCAACCGAACCCGCCGTTCCTCACGACGCCCTTACTGATGAGCAGAAGGAAGCCCTGAAGGAATACGAGCAGGATTTCGATGTCGTTTCCAAGATGGAAGGGATCAAACGCGAAGTTGAACTCAAGAAACTGCGCCAGGAAATAGACGAGAAGATGGCCGCCATTGATGTAAAGATGGCCGCGCAACTCGCCCCTGTCCTGAAAAAAACCGCAGAATCAGAAGAGGAAGCGCACTTCGACGCGATTCATGAAGTTCATGGCGATTACGAAAAGTATGTCGAGGACGGCTCTATCGTAAAATGGATTGAGTCAAAACCGAAATACCTTCAACCCGCCCTGAAAGCAACTTACGGACAAGGTAGCGCAGAAGACGCAATCGATCTGATCAACGACTTCAAACGCGAAAACAACATAACCCCCACGCCTCCACCTGAAAATGTCATTCTAATCAACCGGAAAAAAACTGATAAGAGACAAGCTCTCGCGGCAGTTGATACCCGTCGCGGAGCTATCTCAACTCAGTCAAAGATTGCCGATGACTATGAAGGTGCATTTGAGGAGGCTTTGAATAAGTAGGAGGAAACATTATGGCAATGACAGTTTACGGTAAGTGATATTGCCGTAGTAAAACCCTGCTGTATCGGTGAAAGGCTGAGATGCTAACGCCGAGGCAACCTGGGAAACCAGAGAGTCCGTAACG